AGATGGCCATGGCCAAGACCCAGGCCGACATCGCCATCGGGGGCGGCGCCGCTGGTGCGGGCAAGTCGTTCATGGCGGTCATGGAGGCGTTGCGGCATCACAAGCGCAAGGGCTTCGACGCCATCATCTTCCGCCGCGAGTCGCCGATGCTCACGGGCCCGGGCTCGGTGTGGGAAGAGGCGCAGCGGCTGTACCTCCCGTTCGGCGCCACGATGCGCCACCACAAGCTCGACGCGCGGTTCCCCTCGGGTGCGAGCGTCAAGTTCTCTCACCTGCAATACGACCAAGACGTACAGGCGCACCTGTCGAAGGCCTACTGTCTGATCATCTGGGAGGAGATGACGCAGTTCACAGCGCATCAGTTCTGGAACCTCAACAGCCGCAACCGGTCGACGTGCGGAATACGGCCGTACCAACGCGGGACCTGCAACCCGGACCCGGACAGCTTCCTCGCTGAGTTCATCGAATGGTGGATCGACCAAGACACAGGCTTCCCCAACCCCGACCGCGCTGGCGTGCTGCGGTGGTTCTTGAGAGACCCCGACGGAGAGATCGTCTGGGCCGACCACGCAGCGCAGCTCGCCGAGCTCGGGCGCAAGATGAACGCCGAGCCCAAGTCGGTGACCTTCATCCCAGGCAGACTCGACGACAACAAGATCCTCTTGGCGAAAGACCCGGGCTACCGCTCGGTGCTGGCGTCGCTGCCGCGCGTCGAGCGTCAACGATTCCTCGAGGGCAACTGGAAAGTCAGGGCTCATGCCGGCGACTACTTCCAGCGCTCGGCGTTTGAAATCATCGGCGCCGAAGACCTGCCGGCGAAGAGGGACCAATGCCGAGCCTGGGACAAGGCCGCCACCAAGCCCTCGCCCCAGAACCCAGACCCCGACTGGACAGCCGGGCCCAAGTGGTCACGCAGCCCAGACGGCGTCTACTTCATCGAGCACGTCGAGAGATTCCGCGAGGGCCCGGCGACCGTGGAGACCCGCATCCGAAACACCGCCACGACGGACGGTGTGGCGTGTCAGGTCTTCCTCTGGCAGGACCCGGGCTCAGCAGGCAAGGCAGACCTCGACCACTACAAGCGCAACGTGCTCAATGGCTTCCGGGTGCGCAGCGAGGTGGCGCGCGAAGACAAAACGGTCTATGCAGGGCAATGGTCTTCTCAGGTCGAGGCGGGGAATGTTAAGCTGGTGCGCGGGCCGTGGAACGAGGCATTTCTCTTCGAGGCCGAGGCGTTCCCGAGCAAGCGAGTGCACGATGACCAAATCGATGGATGTTCAGGCGCCTACCGCACGCTCACACAGAGCGATCTGGACTACCTGAGGGCGATGGCGAAGTGACAAAGCGAACCGCACGCCACCGCGCCCTCGACGATTGGGCCGACGACGAAGACGACCTAGACGCGTTCATCCCCGACACCGAGGACACCCCGCGCCCGCTGCTCTACGACTCGCGCGGAGAACCCATTGACACGCGGACGCCAATCGGGTTCGTGATGCCCACAGAGGACTGACCGGAGACCCAAATGCACAATGGAAACTTCAGCTGGGCCTTGCAGGCACTGAAGGATGGTGAAAAAATCCAACGGGCTGGCTGGAACGGCAAAGGGATGTGGCTGGTCTTTCAGCGGGGCTATCCGCGCGGCATACCAATCAACGAGAACACGGCAGAGGCCACAGGTTTGCCGCAGGGGACAATCTGTGGCTTTCGCCCATATATCATGATGTACACAGCGCAGGGCGAGTTTGTGCCCTGGGTCGCATCGCAATCAGATTTGCTAGAGAGCGACTGGGGCGTGGTCAGCGAATAGCTTCGACAGGAGACGACGATGGCGAACGGTAACGGCACGGGCAACGGGAGCGTTCAGGCGATGTACGGCGAGGCCGCCGCCATGCGCCACGCGAACGAGCTCGCCACGCGCATGGATGAATGGGAGAGCGTCATTACCGGTCTCGGCCGCAGCCGCGACAAGCGCGTAGGCGCCCGACTCGCAACAGCCGCGCCCATCACCAATCGCGAGGAGTTGCAGAACCTCTTCGTAGGCGACGACATCGCGGCGACGCTAGCCGAGCTCCCCGCCGGCGAGATGGTGCGCGAGTGGTTCGATCTCAAGATCGACGACGCGAAGGACGTCGACGAGACGGTCCGCGGGCCAGAGCTACAGACACTCGAGCAACGCATCAGCCTGCCCAAACAGATGGAGCAGAAGCAACAGGAGCTCGGAGCCAAGGCCCACTTCTTTCACGGCATCGTCATGGGGCGCGTGTTCGGTGGCTCGCTGATGTTCATGGGCGTCGACGATGGGGGTACTGGCGTCGAGTCGATGAGGGAACCCCTGGACGAGGGCAACATAAAGAGCTTCAACTTCCTACGCGTCTTCGACCGGTTCGACGTCGACGTTGCGGAGGCCGATGGGAACCCCGCGTCGCCGACGTTCGGAGAGCCCAGCCTCTACAGGCTGCGACCGCAAGTCACCCACCGCGGCGTGTTCGGCAACACAGCTCCTTCCTCCGAGATACTCGTGCACGCAAGCCGCTTCATCCGCTTCGACGGTGTGCAGACGACTCGCGATCGCATGATTCGCAACAGCGGCTGGGCCGACTCGGTCTACACGCGCACCATGCAGGTCATCCGCGACTACAACATGGCGTGGGCTGGCATCTCGCACCTGATCACCGACTTCTCGCAGGCCGTCTTCAAGATGCGAGGCCTGATGGAAGCGCTCAAGGCTGGCGAGGGAGACCTCGTCGTGCAGCGTCTGATCAACATGGACATGTGCCGCAGCGTGGCGCGCGCTGTGCCGATCGACGCCGATGGCGAGGGTTTCTCACGCGAGCAAACACCGGTCAGCGGTCTGCCAGAACTGATGGACCGGTTTGGGCTGCGCCTCGCCACCGCCGCGCGCATGCCCGTGTCGCTGTTGCTCGGCCAGTCACCCTCCGGCCTGCAGGCGACCGGCGATGCCGACATCTCGTTTTTCTACGATCAGATTTCGGCCAAGCAAGAGACTGAGTTGCGACCGAAGATCGAGCGGTTCTTGCGGCTGCTCTTCCTCGACAAGTCGGGGCCAACCCAAGGCCAGGAGCCTGAGAACTGGTCGTTCACGTTCAACCCGCTTTGGCAGCTCGACGCGAAAGAGGAGGCCGACCTCCGCAAGACGCAGGCCGAGACCGATGAGGTCTACCTGCAAAACGGTGTCGTCACCACAGCAGAGATCGCAGCCTCGCGCTTTGGTGGCGACACTTACTCGCCCGACACGACGCTCGACAGCCAGACGCGCGCGGCGCAGGCTGCCGCTGGGGTCGCCGGGGAGCCGAGGCAGGACAAGAACGACCTCCGGGTGCACCAGATCACCATCAAGGCCGACAGCCCCCAAGAGTTCTTCGATCGTCTGGGGCGCCTCAACAAAGGCGGGGCCGTCAGGCGCATGGATCAGGACGACGTCGCGGTGTGCGATCCTTCGTCGCCGGACTACGATCCAGAGAAATGCAGAGCACTGCAGACGAGGGGCGACTCGCGCGGACTCGTCACGACCTTCGACGAAGGACATGGCCACTTCGCCAACGTCGACCTGAACGGCAATGGTGCGACGGGCTTTGCTCGCGACGACGACGGCATCGACCACGACCATGTGATTCGCAACTGGGAAGTCGTCGAGGCAGCCGGCCACACGCACACGATCGAAAAGCCGGACGACCTATGAACGTTCGCCGGCGAGGCAAGCGCCTGACCGACGACTTCGACAGCATCCTCGGTCGCTACAACCGCGTGGCCGTCGTCGGTGGTCCGCAGGTCGGCAAGACCACGCTCTGCCGCCGCGTGAAAGACCGGCAGGTCATCGGCAGCGACGCGTTTATTCGGGTGGGATGGGAGGACGCACCGCACGCAATCATCGCCGCGGCGCAGGGGCGGGAGAAGTTCGTGGTCGAGGGCGTGCAGGTCGCCCGAGCTCTACGCAAGGGTCTCGATGTCGATTGCGTGGTCGTTCTCACCAAGCCACGACGCGAACTCAGCGTCGGTCAGGCGCGCATGACGAAGGGGATCGGCACCGTGCTTCGAAGCTTTGAGATCACCGTGCCGGTGATCAAGCTGACCTAGGCGCAGCCGTAGATGTCGACCGTGATCGTGTCGGCAGCGATGGTCGCGGTGCCGTTGAATCGCAGGCGGTGGAAGGGTGCCGCGAGGTTTTCGAGCACGACTGCCCAGATGTCGTTCGCGGCCTGGCTCCGGTTGTAGGCCTGGTCGGCCAGCGTGACATCGGGCGGCGTGCTCGCGTCTTTGCTCTGGACGGGGCGCCAGGTCGTGCCGTCCAGAGACTGCTCGACGCTCATGGCGAGCGCTGTCCCGGCGCTGCGCACGTAGTCGATCTCGACGCTCATGGTGCGGATGCCACGGGTGTCGATCGAGTCTGAGATGACCTCGACATCGAGGGCCGCGGTGAGCATCAGCTGGCCACGGACGAGAGGGGCATCGGCGAATCCGCCGGGTTGGGTCAAAGCGGTCATTTGCTACCTCCGGTTGACGGCATCGTAGCACGCCTCCCTAAAAAAATGCACCCGCCGCCGAGCCACCGGCGCGAGTGCGCGGCACCACGGAGGAGCCCGTGACACGCATGGATAGTAACACCGCCACACCACGGCCACAATACGGCCAACTCGCGGCCACATCCCGGCCACGCGTGACGCGCGGCGACATTGCACGTGAAATACAACCGTCGTTGACATCCTGTCTCCACCGAGAGACACTCTGTCCAGCATGCCGGACCAGCTCTTGACGGGTGTCTCGATTCGTGAACATATCGCGACCCAGGAACGCAGCCCCTGGGGGTCCATGTAGTGAACGCAGTCCAGCGATACGACTTTGGCGAGCTCGGCGAGCCCCAGAGGCTGGACAACGGCTACCTGAAGACCTCAGGGCGCATTACGCGGACGGGCGTGTTCAACTACATCGGCGTTGACGGCGCCATCCGGCGCGAGCTCCGTCTCCCCGAGGAGGTCTTCAAGGCCGACTCGCTCGAGAGCTTCGGTCTGATGCCGATGACCAATGGCCACCCGCCGAAGAACCTGACCGCCGACGACACCCACCGCTACCAGGTAGGCACCGTCAACGGCCCGCATCAGGATGGGCGCTTCGTCGCGGGCGACATCCTGCTGACGAAGACCGATGCGATCGAGGCGGCCGAGGGCGGCAAGCGCCAGCTCAGCTGTGGCTACAGCTGCGAGCTCGAAATGACCCCCGGCTTCCACGAGGATTTCGGCCGGTACGACGCCATCCAGCGCAACATCCGAGGCAACCATGTGGCCCTCGTCGACTCGGCGCGCGGCGGGCGCGACCTGACGATCCGCCTCGACCGCGCCGACGGCATCATGGTCGACCACGAGGACCAGCGCGAGACCGGCTCCGCGGTCCAGACCTTCATCTTCGACAAAGAAGAGTTCGCGACCGCAGCCTCGGTGCGCAAGTGGCTGGACGACAACGACGCGCGCGCCGACAAGCTCGACGATACTGACGGTAGTTTCCGGGCGCGGCAACGCGAGCAAAGCGAGTTCATCGCCGCGCCCAACTTCCGGACCATCGACATCAGCGAAGGCGTCAAGGCAGTAGTCGGACGCACCGATCGCCAAGACAATCAACCCGGGCCCCGTGTCCCAAGGAGAGACTCCAACATGAAGACCATCAAAATCGACGGCGTGGATTATGAAGTCAGTGAGCAAGCCGCGCAAGCCATCGTGAAGATGCAGACGCGTGCCGACGGCCACGGCGAGGCGGTCACCGCGATCAAGGCGGAACTCGAGACCGAGAAGGCTCGCGCCGACAAGGCGACCGAGGATCTCGAAGCCGAGAAGAAGGCCCGCACCGACGAGGGCAGCCCCGAGAAGATTCAGGCTCGCGTCGATGCCCGTGTCGCGCTGCAGACCATCGCCGCGACGATCCTCGGCGAGAAGCAAGACGACGGCACCGAGTGGAAGCTCGACGCCATGAGCGACGACGCCATCCAATGCGCTGTGATCGTGAAGACGAGTCACGCCGACGCGGCCGAGGTCCAAGCCAAGCTCAAGGATGCCGATCCCATCTACATCAAGGCCCGGTTCGACCAGGCCGTCGAGAGCTTCAAGCCCGGCGAGAAGAAACCAGGCCAGCGCAACGACGGTCTCGATCGCATCCGCCACGCGTCGCGCATCACGCTGCCCGACCAGCCGCGGACCGACGCCGATGGCGCCCGCCTGCGCATGATGAAGGCCCAGTGGGAAGCCGGGCGCCTGCCTCTCCGTACCCCCGCCAGCTAACCTTCGCCGCAGACCAACCTCAAGGAGCAACAAATGTCTCAGACTGCATACACCCAAGAGCCGGAGCGCGCCTTTCAGGGCATGCTTGCCGACTCCAAAGAAGCCGACATCATCACCCGCGCCTTCGAGGGAGCCGGCGGCTCTCCGTTCGGCGTGGCCTTCGAAGAGGGGACCACCCCGGCCGAGCAGGTCGCCCCCACGACTTTGACCGGATTCAACTTCGTGGGCGTCGGCGCTCATCGCCACAACCGCGATACCTTCACCCAGGCCCTCGACATCGGCATCGACGATGAGGACGCCGTAAACGTCCTTCGCAAGGGCCGCATCTGGGTGCCCATCGAGCAGGCGGTTGTGCCACACACGTCGGCGGTCTTCATTCGCCACACGGTGAACGGCGGCCTCGACCAGCTCGGCGCCTTCCGCATCGACGCCGACACCGCGCGGGCCGATGACCATTCGGCGGTCGCCGAGTGGCTCGACTCAATCACCATCGCCGGCCTTCCCCACACCTTCGTGGGTCTCGGCTTGCTCTCTCTCAACCTGCCCGGCGCCTAAAGGAGGCTGATATGGGACATCTACTCGAACGCATGGATGCAGCCGAGTCGGCTTTCTTCGAGCGCGAGCTCGAGCACGTCAAGGCTGTCACCTACGACATTCGCTTTCCGGCACTGAAGGGGCGGCAGTTCGTCCCGGTTGCGGGCGATGTCGACCCCGGCGCGGAGAGCGTGACCTATCAGCAGTTCGATAAGGTCGGCCGCGCGAAGATCATCAGCAACAACGCGAAGGACATCCCGCGCGTTGACGTCAACGGGGTCGAGTTCAATCGCCCCGTGCGAGAAGTCGCCGACGCCTACGGTTGGACGATCAAAGAGGTCCGTTCGGCAGCGATGGCCGGGCGTAGTCTGACCACGATGCGGGCATCGGCAGCTCGGCGTGCGATCGAACAGGTCATCGACGATGTGGCCGCCGTGGGCGCTCCAGATTTCGGGATCGCCACTGGGTTCACCAACGACGCCGATGTGCCGCAACAGGTGGCGCCTGGCTTGTGGCCGGCCGCGACCCCTGATCAGATCCTCGCCGATGTGGGCGACGCAATCGCGCGTATCTCCGCCGCAACCGAAGACACCGAGGAGCCCAACACGGTCATCGTGCCCCCGGACCGCTGGGCTCTGATCTCGACGACTCCGCGTTCCGCGACGAGCGACACGACGATCTTGGAGTTCATCCTCCGAGCGTTCCCGCAGATCACCGCAGTCGAGAAGTGGAATCGCCTGCAGACCGCCGGCGCCGGCGCCACCCGCCGCATGGTGGTCTACGACCGCTCCGCCGACAAGCTGCAGCAGGACATCCCGTCCGAGTTCGAGCAGCTGCCCGTGCAAGAGCAGGGCATCGAGTTCGTCGTCAACGCCCTGGCGTCGACGGCCGGCATGGCCTGGTTCTACCCGCTGTCCGCCGACTACACGGACACCATCTAAGGAGGCTGCAATGTGGATCTGGTCAAGAAAGCGTCTCGGCGCGGGCTCGGTGAAGCTGATGCCCGGCTGGAACGACGTGCCCGAAGAGGACCTCGACGCGCTGAATGATCAGCAGGCGGCATACCTCAAGGTGTGCGCGGA